GTGTAGACCACGCTCCAAATACTCCCCTCGTAGATGAAATATCTTCAATAGTTATTCCTATTGCAGCATCTCCACAATACATGGATTTTTTGGGACCAAATATAAATCTTGACTTAACAAAAGATCAAGATAAAACAACAGTAACTATATCTTCTTTTGTATACCCATTTGAATCAGCAATTCAAAGTATTGAGATTGGTTTTGCTTATAAAAATAATGCAGATGCAAATTACACATATGACATTAGTCAAATAACTGCAAGGCAACAAGAGTGGCTTAAGATTACTCACACAATTGATTTAGTACAGAAAGATGTTTTTCGAGGGTATTTAAAAATATATTATTCTGGAAATGTTATAAGTAATGACTATGCTGTTCAAATAAATGGTTTATCTATTGGTCAATGGTCTGAACCTTTTCAATCAGATAGCACTGGTGTTATACCAGTAACTATTCCAGATTCTGCATTAGATTCATTAATTCCAAACGGAGATCCACTTGGAGTAAAAGTTGTTGTAGCAGATGCCTATGGGTTACTAGATGGAAAAAATGCATATTACTTTGTAGATAACAATAAGATGCTTGCTGTAAATTATGGACTACCTATGGCTTTTGGATCTGACAATGTTACAAAAATATATGAATCTGTTACCGAAGGAGTTCCATCTTTAGTTTTTCCTGGTCAAGGGTTTTTAAATAGATCAGGGATTTATAAACAATATACTGCAGAATTTTGGTTAAGACTATTTACAGATAGTGCAACACCAATTAAAATTTTTGGACCACTTAGTTCTAATGATGGCTTATATGTTGATGAAGAATTTTTAACTTTTAGAATAGGAAGATATACTAAGTCTCATTTTGTTGGTAAATGGTTTAGACCAATGTTAGTACATTTAAGATATAGTCCAGATAATTTTAGTGTTTTAATTAATGGTGATACCGTTATATCTATTGAGTTAGATCAAGATTATTTGTCTTTTCCATTTCCAAGAGAAGACTGGGTAGCCTTTTATGGTAATGATAGTGTTACACCATTTGAAATAGATTCATTTGCAATATACCCATATTTAATGCCAAATCAACTTGCTAAGAAAAAATATGTTTATGGACAAGGTGTTGCAAACGTAGAGAACGTTATTAACAACTTTAACGGAGAATCTGTTTATATAGATTTTCCATTTGCTAACTATTCTTCAACAATGAATTATCCAAACATGACTGGTTGGAACGCTGGATTTTTTAATAACATAGAGTCAAACTCTAAGTTTTTATCTTTTCCAAAATATACTCTTCCAGAATTTGTTTATGTTGGAGATGATTTAACTGTTTTTGATTTATCTGTAGATTATAGAACTTGGTTAGATGTTAATGAAAAAACTTGGGATTTTTGGAATAATAATGATTGGCAAAGTATGAGAATTCTTTCAGCAGCAGATCCTTTGTATGACAATATGATTCTTCAAGATGGAGATTATACTTTTATTAAATTAAAACCAAATGATTTATATAACGAACTTAATGGGTCAATATATTTTGATTCTATGAATCCTATTGATTCTGCTGTTAAATCAATCTTTGGAATTTTTAGAGCACCAGACGAATTGCCAGAAGAGCCAGAAGTTGTGATGCAGTTTACTAGTAAGGTTAGTTTTAATAACTTTAGAATAGAAGTTGATACTTCTGGATTAAACTACTATTATAATGAAATACTTTTAGAAAATAAAGCATTATCAGCAAGTGCTGATTTTGTTGCTGGTATAGAATTAGATAGTTTAAACTCTAACTATGCTGCAACATTACAAAACTTTTTTGCAAGCCCTCAAAATTTATCACTAAATGTTGGAGGGTATGAATTAAGTACCTTCTCTGGAAGAATATATAAAACTAACTTTAATAACAAACTATACACATCTAAAGATTTAACATCATATATTGGTGACAATGGAATATTTAATACTACTACAGATACCTACCTTATGAAATATGTTGGAAACTATACTCATCATATTATTAAAACAGACGAAGCATTGTTAGAAGATATAGGTTGCGTTGGATATTGGGAAGACTCTTTACCACTTTCTTATTTTGCTAAATTTGTAAAAGATGAATCACAAAATGATTATTACGACTTAGATATGTTGCAGTTTAACATAGATAGTTCATCCTCATTGATTACAGGAGGAACTCCAGTAGGAACAGAAGATACTGCACTTAAGGTAAGCACCTATATCAGTATCCAAGACTATGCTTCGGTAGGAAATAAGCCATACACAGATTATGTAAATGTTGAGGCTATAAAAGAAAATAGGGTACTAGAAATAGATAACTACACATATGGTCAAATAGTAAATACTAAATTTGAGGTAGTAGATGGAACAATTATATTCCCTCCAAAAGAAGAAGTAGATTTTGAAGACTATTATATAACAACACACATTGAATTAAAAACTGAAGGTCTATTAAACAGATCTGTAAAAATTAAAAACATGTCATACTCATCCCTAGCATTTGATGAAAAAACATTTTATCCTATTGGAACTAGAACAGGAAACAAAATATATCCATTCCATAAAATAGATGACGCATATGTATTTAAAACAAGAAACCCATTTAAAATTTATAAAGACTCTACCCCATACATTCATTTAACTGGAGATTCTGGAATATCAGTATTGCCTTATGAAATAGATGGGGTTAGAGGATTAACAATACCTATCAATAATCAAAGATCTCCAGAGTACACTCTTGGGGGTATTCAATTCTGGTTATTCTATAACAAAGACTATACTATTAACTCAAGAACCAAAGTAGGAGAAATAAAAACTTCTGCAGTAGATCTAGAAATTTATATGGAAACAGAAACAGGTAATAAAAGAGGAAAGATAAAACTTTATAATGCTGAAACTGGCTTTGAAGATACTAGTTCAATTTTTTATCAAAACGGCAGGGTAGTAACTAATCCAGTTATAGAACCACTATCATGGACATCAATAGTAATATCATTCGCACAAGAAATAAACCTAAATAGTCAAATAGGACAATTTGAAATATATGAAGGATTTGTTTATAACAACATAGCAATGTATAATAAGTCTGCTGCTATTTTTGGTACCATTGTTCAGTCTAGAGACTGGAATGATGTTAAATCTACAATTGTTGACATTCCAGGGCCAAATGATCCTTTAGTTAATAATTCTTGGCTGAGTTGGACAAACTATAATTGGAGAGAAGTTTGGCTAACTGAAGATATTATATCTTTTACAGTTAATGGAGAAGAAATTCATCAATCATTATTTGGTTTACCTAAGGCAACAATTAGTGATTCTTCAGTTTTATCTTTAAATTCAGACTCATTTAGAATACTAAGTGATGCAACTTGGACAATGTATGAAGGAAAGGTTGTGTAATTGTATTTGTTATGGTACAATTATGTATATGAAAAAGCCACAAAACCCAAAAGATGGTAATAGTAAGTTAACAGTATTACAAAAACAACAAAGATATGGCCTATATGTATGGCAAATGGACCACAATGGAAGAGCCTTTGGAGATGGAAGAGGTAACGTTATGAACATTCCAGGCGATCAATATGACTTGGGTAAGATGGCTAAAGTAAAAGAAGCAGCCCATTATTATGGAGCACCAGCAGGAAAGGTTATTTTTATGCCAGGGGTAAGAAGAATTTCAGAAATGGAACACTCAGAACAACTTAATAGAATGAAAGAAGGATACATTGCTAGCGAAACAGATATCGGAGCATGGATGGATGCAGAAAGAGGTTTAAAAGCAAATGGAGAATAACTTAGAATCTATTGCCAAAATTGACAATTTAGACAAAATGGAAAAGGCAGCGAAGTCAGATGACTTTATGGTTGATGCCGAATTAGCAAAATCTTATGATGGACTAGATACCAACTTTAAACGAAGAGCATCAAGAAACCTAAACAAAGCCTTTATGGGGCAAGAAGATAGCAAATCAAAACAACTATTCCCAGAACAAGATTTAGTAACAGCATACGGACTATACGATGTTGTAATCCCACCATACAACCTAGATGAACTAGCATACTTTTACGAAAACTCATTTGCTAACCATGCTGCAATCAATGCAAAAGTTTCAAACATTGTTGGCCTTGGTTATTCTTTTGAAGTAACAGACTCTACAATGGCTAGACTTGAAGACGCAGAATCTGAAGAATCATTAATGAGAGCACAAAGAAAGATTCAAAGATCTAAAGCCTCTATGGCTGAATGGCTAGAAAGTCTTAACGACGAAGATACCTTTACTCACATCTTAGAAAAAGTATATACAGACGTAGAAGCCCTAGGAAATGGATACATTGAAATTGGTCGTAAAGTAAATGGAGAAATAGGATATGTTGGACATATTCCTGCTTCAACAATTCGTGTTCGTCGTTTACGTGATGGCTACATTCAAATAGTTAATCAAAGAGTTGTATTCTTTAGAAACTTTCAAGGCACAGAAGATCAAAACCCTGTAACCACAGATCCTAGACCAAACGAACTAATTCATATCAAGAAGTATTCTCCAAAAACTTCTTACTATGGAATTCCAGACACAGTGGCAGCAGCAACCTCTATGGTTGGAGACAACTTAGCAGGTAAGTATAATATTGACTACTTTGAAAACAAGGCTGTTCCTAGATACATTGTGTCCTTAAAAGGTGCTAAGTTATCTGTTGACGCTGAAGATAAGTTGTTCAGATTCTTACAATCAGGACTTCGTGGACAAAACCACAGAACTCTTTACATACCACTTCCTGGAGATAGCCCAGATAATAAAGTAGAATTTGATATGAAGGCTATTGAAAATGGAGTACAAGAAGGATCATTCGATAGATATCGCAAATCAAATCGTGACGATATTTTGATGGCTCACCAAGTACCATTTTCAAAAGTTGGTGGAGGTGCTGGAGTTTCAATAGCATCAGCCTTATCTTCTGATCGTACCTTCAAAGAACAAGTTGCTAGACCTGCTCAAAGAAACTTAGAAAAGGTTATTAACAAAATTGTTAAAGAAGAAACAGATATGCTACAATTTAAACTTAACGAACTAACTCTGACCGACGAAGTTACTCAAAGTCAGATTGACGAACGATACCTACGTATGCAGGTATTAGTTCCGAACGAAGTTCGTGAAAGACTTGGGTATCCTGTTCGTCCAGGAGGCCAAGAACCAATTGTTCTAGGTTCACAAGCAAGGGCTGAGATAGCAGCACAAGCAAGTGGAAATAGAATGAGGGATCAACAAAGAACAAATAACGCAAGCGACTCTGAAGCCACAACCTCTGGCAGAAATGCACAGGGCGAGGGTAGAGCAAGTCAATAGTTGTTATAAACTCTTAATATCCTTAAAACACATTATATAATGGAACTAGTATGACTAATATGCATAAAGCATTTTGGCACTCAGAAAAAGACAACATCACGTTGTCTATGCCAATTGCAAAAGTAGACAAAGAACGCAGAATGGTTTCGGGTTTTGCGACACTTGACAATGTCGACAAACAATCAGATATTGTGCCTACAGACGTAAGCATTAAAGCGTTCGAAAGATTCCGTGGCAATTTAAGAGAAATGCACATGCCAATTGCAGTAGGCAAGGTTGTGTCATTTAAATCAGATAAGTTCTATAATAGAGACGAAGACAAATTTTACAATGGAGTATACGTAGATGCATACATTTCTAAAGGTGCTCAAGATACTTGGGAAAAAGTTCTTGATGGTACTCTTACTGGTTTTTCTATCGGGGGTAGTATTAATGATTCTGACAAAGCCTATAACTCCGACATGGATAAAGAGATTCGTGTTATTAAAGACTATGACCTCCACGAATTATCACTAGTTGATAATCCAGCAAATCAATTTGCAAACATAATTTCAATTCAAAAAGCCTCTAACGGAACAAATACAATAGAAGGAATGGCCACAAAAACAGAATTTGAAAATGTTTACTGGTCAAAAGAAAATCAAATAATTAGACTTTCAAAAGAAGAAGATCCTCGTAATGATGAAACATGGATTGGTTTTGTTGAATCAAACGACGTAGATAAGGCTTCTGTGATAAAAGATTTATTAAAATCACAGGACATAAGACTTGGTGAAACATCCAAGGCTGATCAAATTAATAAAGGAGGTAAGAACATGGCAAAAAAAGATAATGTAGAAGCAACAGAAGTTGTTGCAGAAACAAAAGTAGAAAAGTCTGTAGATACAGAAGTTGAGACTGTCGTTGTAGACGAAATCGTGAAGTCTGATAGTCCAGAAGAAACACCTGCTGAAGAAGCACCAGTTGTTGAAGAAACACCTGCTGCCGAAGAAGCACCTGTTGCTGAAGAAGCACCAGTTGTAGAAGAAGCAAAAGAAGTTTCTGAAGAAGTTGTTAAATCTGAAACTACAGAAGCCACTCCTGCACAAGAAGTTGCACAAATTGATTTAGCAAAGGCTGTTGAAACAGTACAAGCCTCTGTTAATGAAGTTAGCAAATCCGTTGTGACAGCAGTTGAAGAATTAGCAGCAGCCGTTAAATCAATTAACGAAAAAGTTGCTGAAATTACAAAAGGCATTGATTCAGTTAAAGGGGAAATTACTGAAGTAAAAAACAATGTTGAAGAGTTTGGAAAGCGTGTCGATGCAGTAGAAGATGATACAGCGGTCCGTAAATCTGGCGACCTCGGCGGGGTCGTACAGCAAAAAATACAAAAAAGGTCGATGTGGGGCGGGCGTTTCCTCAATTCCGCTGATCTATATCGTTAACATTCACTGGGAGGTGAAAAAATTATGTCAGAAGAAATTTTAAATAAGGCGGCTGTAACAGGAGTTATTGCTTCAGGAGGAATTGGCGGTGTTTCAACACCATCAAGCGAACTTGGACCAGTAGGAACAGCAAAACCAGCAGATGGTGGAGGTATCCTAAATCCAGAACAGTCACGCCAATTTATCGAATACATCTTTGAACAACAAGTTCTTGCTCGTGATGGTCGCCGTGTAACAATGCGTGGCAACACAGCAGAATTAGAAAAGATGAACGTTGGAGAACGTGTAATCCGTGCTGCTGCTCAAGCAGACGCAGCATACACAAATGCTGGAGTTACTTTTACAAAGGTCGAAATTACTACAAAGAAAGTTCGTCTTGATTGGGAAGTATCATCCGAAGCACTAGAAGATAATATCGAAGGTGCAGCATTAGAAGATCACTTAGTTCGTACAATGACTCGTGCATTTGCAAACGATCTTGAAGATCTTGCAATCAACGGAACAGGTACAGGCTCAAATACATTCCTTAACATTTTGGAAGGTTTTGTTGCCAAAGAAAACAATGGTCACAGTGCTACTTACGGAACAGATATTGAAGACTTACAAGCACTTGTGCTTGCAATGCCACGTAAATATCGTGCTTCTCGTTCAGCAATGAAGTTCTATGCCGATACTGAAACTGTTGCAGCAATTATCAACGGTCTTGGTTCAAGTGGTAACTTAAACACTGAAAGAATCGTAGAACGTGTTATCGATGGTGCAGCACCTCAAACAATTGGTGCTCCAATTCAATACCGTGTTCTTGGTCTTCCATTAGTTGAAGTTCCATTGATGCCAGCAGGATTCGTATCCTTGACATTCCCAGAAAACCGTATTTGGGGATTCCAAAGAGACGTTACTGTTCATCGTGAATTCCAACCTAAGAAAGATACAGTAGAATATACTACTTTCTTACGTTTTGGTGTTCAAATCGAAGAAGAAGACGCAGTTGCTTACATGCAACAATAGTTCTCTTTAGAACAACTCGAAGGGGGGACACGTAAAAATGTCCTCCCTTCAACTATTTTATAAATGATATAATAAACTTGGAGGATATTGTGTACGAATCTAATAATAAAATTGCTTTATATATAGAAAATGCAAGCGTTACTGATAAAGAATTAGG